ATCCTCATTATCAAAGCTATCTTCTGTTAATTCAGTATTGATTACTTCTGCTTGGTCAATAAGACGTTTTAAATCTTCGGGTTGCAGGTTGTTACCTTTAGTAACTACATACTCTAAAATTTTAGAAGTTACTGGATTAGGTGATTCTACAATAGCTTTAATTATTGATTCTTGAGTCATTTGAGTTTTTTGATTATTCTCTTCCTCAAGTATCTCAGCTAGGCTATCATAGCTACCATCAAAATCTTCATAGTCTGCAGAAATAAAACCTTTATCTCTGTAAAACTGATACAATCCTGTAGCTTCTCCTTCTGGAGCAGTATATGAATCCGATTGATCAAAATCATCATCATTATCTACATCAGTACTTACATCATTATTTGATGTGTCATTAGAATTGTCTGGCGTAGAACTCTCTTTTGAATTAAAATTGTCTTCCGAAGGTGGAGCTTCTACTGTGATTTCCTCATCTGTAAAATCGAAATCTGGCAAAATATTATCGTCCATAACAATAAATTAAATTAATTAATTAACTTTTTCTTTCAGGTGGTTTATTAAGTTGTGCAGATTTTATATTAGTTTCTCTTTCTTTTCTTGTTTGTTCTCTTTGAGCAAGATCCATTTTTTGAACTTCTTTGGCCATTTCTATTGATTGTGGTATTTCATCTCTATCACCTTCACTATTATTAGATGAAGCATCAATCATATACTTTTGAAGATCCATTGCTTTAATTTCTTTATCAATTTCTCCTTTAACCATAATCTTATTAATCTCAACTTGTTCTTTCTTTTGCTCAGCTTGCATCATTGCTTGTTGCTGTTGTTGTTGCATTTGCTGCATTCTTTGCTCTTGTTCAGCAGCAGCCATAGAAAGCTTTTTATGAATCTTTTCAGGAGAATCTTTTTTAACTATAGACAAGAACAAATTAGAAAGAGTTTCCATTCCTTGACCTGCATTTTGAGCAAATGCATGAGCAGATTGTAACATATATTTTCTGTACTCTTCGTTGTTTGTTTCATCTCCTACATAAACACCTATGTCTTCATAGTCTAACACATCAGGTGTAATCTTCAATACTTTTTGAAGACCATCAGAAGATATATAGTTTAAAAAATGTTCTTTTCTATTAGGATGTTTTCTAAAGAAATCCACATAATACATTCTAAACTGACGTAAATATTCATTTACTAAATCAGCCATAATTTTATTAAACTCAATAAAATAACTTTCAGACATGGTATAACCTTGCTGAATAGCCATTTGATTATCAGACGCATTACTATTTGGAGCAATAACTCCTTCTGCTTGTGGTGGTACAAGCATTTGCATTCCAATCTCTCTATCTAATAATTCAAGAAACTGTTGCATTTGTATAATCTCACCAAATGCACCTGCCATTTCAGGTCTGACAACAGCACCAGTATTATAATTAGGCATAAGACCTTCAGTCCTTGATTGAAGTGCATAACCAAGACTTCTTCTCAAGTACATGAACATGGCAATCTTATCAATACCTTCATACAGAGGTTCACCATTTTCATCAGTATGCAAATACTCAGGAATCATATCAACTGATATGTTTTTAATAAATCCTTCGTATTTGGTAATTTCTTTTGTTTGAAGAGCTTTTACAGCATAATATTGAAACTGCGTATTCATCGCTCTTTCTACTAATGAAATTGGTTGTGAGTTAAGATTAGAAATAAATCTACCATTGATACCTAATGTAAAATCACCAAATGGATCTCCTGTAAATAATGGCTGATAGGGACATTCTCTGAAATTCCAAATTAATTTACTACCATATCTTGTAACTTCATATCTACGAGGAACCCATAATTTTTCAGCAAAACAAGGATCTCCATAATCATCTATAAACTCATATTGAGTTGACTTTTGACCATAGTCATTTGTAATTTTAGTTTTAGCTGCATCTTTAGGGGGTTTAAAATTAGGAGGTGCTATCTCAGTAACTTCTTCTCCATATTCATTTGTTCTTGTAATAAACCAAACTTGACGATATGCTTTAAATTGTAAGTATGTTTTCCAAGTAAGTGTTTCACTATTAAACCTGCGATTTGTCATAGAACCCATACCATGTCCTACTTCTCTGTCATCTGCATAATGCATTGTAGCTGATGCTAATAACTCAGATCTTTCAGCTCTTGCATCAGGCCCAGGCTCATGGTGTTTATTTGCTCTGTTGTTAGATGAACCAGTAAAAGTAACGAGTTGCTCTATTTCTTCAGGACTTACTTCATTTCCTATTTCATTATAGACATCTGCTAATGTAATAGGTACTTTAATCCAAAAATAGTCTGCATTTTTTATATCAAATGTGTCTGGAGATTTATGAAATCCTACATGTAAGTTGTTAGTAACAATAGGTTTTGGCTGACCATTCATTTCTAAAATACCTGTAAATGTTCCATCTGTAGCCATTAAATGCTTAAATGCGACATCTTTAAGTTTTCTCCAATCAAATTTCCATTTAAAATATTGAATTACATCATTATAGAATTGCTCAGCTTCACTTTTATAATGAGTTCCTACAATTTGTTCAGGCGGAGGATAGTTTCTTTTTTCTTCAAGAGCTTTATTAATTTCATCATCTGGAAGACCTTGTTGTTTAAGTTGTTCTTTTTCAAGACCTAATTGAATACTTTCATCAACACTTTTAGTTAGTAAATTATAAAGCTCCTCATCTTTCTTTTTATTTTCCCTGTCTGATAAAATCATTGCCTCAATATTATCTCCGCGTTTATGCATCTCTCCAACTTGATACATATACTTAGAGTATATTCTATTATAAGGCAACAAGTTTTCTGGTTCTTCATCGGGAAGTTGCATGTGGATAGGAACTTGAGAACAAAATTCCTCCATATGCTCTTTAAATCTTGTTAAATCATTATTGAGAATATCATAACACCGTTTCATACGCTCATACTGATAAGACACAGTTTGATCGTATGGAATAATGTCATTAATTATTTCCTCATACCATTCCTCATTTTTTTGAGAATCAGGTATTCTAAGTCTTATATCTGCTCGCATATTTACGTTGTTTTACGGATCGTGCAATGGAAATATAATTATGACTTCTCATTCTAGACATTCTAACTTCTTGTTCTCCAAGAGCTAATGGTATTCCTAAACAAGCAGATACAGCATCAGCATTTACTTTGTCATTGTATTGCTTAATCTGCTTAATCAAAAATAAACATGGAATTCTTTCAATGTTCATTTTGATTTCTGTCTCACCATCTATTGTCAATTCAGTTTCTTCTTTTAACCAGTCTGCGAATTGATCAATAAGTGTGACTTTAGAAGCACCACTAACAATGTATCCAGTTTGAGTTGCCTTTTTTTCAAACATCCATGATCCTTGGCTATATTGGGGTCTTCTACATAGAAGATCTATCTTTCTTTTCTTTATAAAATATTGTCTTATTCTTTCACCACGGTTTGCTTCATACCATAGTCCTCCAATAGGATTACCATACAAAGCCAAACCTAATTCTACAATTTCATTATATTTATCTAAACCCTCTAAAGGTTTACCAACAAATCCTGCACAAATACAATTCCCTGGCAAACCATGACTAATGTATTTAGGGTTTACAATAAAATATGTAACCCCTAGTGATCCTCCTTCATTCCATGAATCAGATACATATGGATCATGTACAGCAAATACTGCATCTTCAGGAATGACTCCATTTATCTTTAATTTTTCAGGTGATATATACATAACAAATTCACCTGATAAATCTTTCTTGTCTACTGATATAGGCCATTCATAAAATGGATCTGGATTAGCTACAATATCATAGTTTACACCATTTGGAGAGTTACTATCTCTATACAAAGAAATAGAAGTACCAACCTTTTTATACAATTCTCCTTTAATAAGTTGCCTTTCTCTAATCTCAGCTTCTTTTGTAGGTAATATATCACCATGCGCCTGTACCCACATATCATCAATATAAAAAGGCGCACCCATTCTGTGGTTTCTAAATACAGAAGGGTCTGATGATTTCTTCTTTTCTTCACGAATAGATAAATGCTTTTCCTTAGCTTCATCTAAATTAGTATTACCATCTTCGTCTTTAAACCCAGGATCTACCATATAACATGGTAAAAAGAATCCATAAGAAGCTTCTGAATCATAATCAGAGTAAGTAAATTCAATACAATTAAAATCCTTAGGTTGAGTAAATACTTTCTTTGCTGGAATAATAGTTTCCATATCACCAGAAGTACCAATACCTGCCTGACCTGCTAACTTTCTTGATGCACTATCAGAAATCATATGCTCGTTAGAACCCCATGAATCAAGCAGTTCTGTATTCAATCCAATCTCTTCATTAATAATATATGTACGTCTACCACCAGCAGATTTTTGAGATGCACCTTTTTGATTAGGTGAGTATGCAGTATTGTATACCCTGTCTCCTGTTTTTTCCTTTGTCCAAACACCACCTTGCTTTACATCTTTACGTTCCTCCCAAGGATCTTCCTTATTGTTAATCTTAATACTACCGCCCATTTCTTTCCAAAATGGAGATGGTTCATATTCACTATCAGCTTTTGATTTACCCCAAACACCAAGTTCAGGATAATCAGTAGAAGCCATGCAATCCATATTAAACTGTACCTTCTGAAGCAACTCAGTAGATTTACCTCCACCACCAGATGTAACTTCAATAACAGCTGAAGAATTAACTTCTTCTCCTGGCAAATACTTCTTTTGACCAGAAAAACATAAGTCAAACAATATATTACCTATTGCTTGACTTACTGATTTACCACCACCTCGAGAACCTAACTCAATATAATTTTTAGCTTGGTTCCAATAAAGAGGAAACCCTTTTGGTTCTTTATGCAGACCAAAAAGGTTTTCTACTGGACTAATAAACTTTTTAAGTTTACCTCTTTTATTAATCATCTGTAAATACCTATCTTCAGGTATATTAGATGGTCGTTTTGTTGTTGTACATTCAAATACTGCATAATCAGAAGTGTACTCATCATCTCCTTCAAAACCAGAGAACTTATCCATTATCATACGATAATACATTCTATGCCATTCCAAATCTCTAATCCTTGGAATACCAATAGTTCGTTCTCCGTAATCTGTCCAATCTTCAAACCTTCCAAATACACCCATAAAACCAATACGACCTGGCACATATCTCCACTGACCAAACTGTGGAACCCATATACCATTAATCATTTTAGCTCGTAACTCTCTCCATATCTTAGTATGTTCAGGATGAAAAGGGTGTACTACTTTAGGTTTAAATTGGTTCAAAATCTCCGAGAGTGTCCCCGTTTGTATCTTGATCCACTCCATTTACTCCATCTATTATTTCATGTTTAGAAATCTGTGAAAATTCCTC